GATTCTTAGTTATTCTCAGTTTCGGAACCTCTTGAATCAGGTTAAAAATTTGTGAATTTTCGATAAAGTTCCAGCGCCCTCCTATTTTAGATACGTCTGCTTTTCTTCCTGTTAAAGCAAAATCTTTGACCTCTACGGGAATCGCGAAAACCAATCCAATTCGCTCCTTCTTCCACTATATTCGTAACAAGTATAATATAAATATGGTCATTTATATGCACTGGTTTAAGTACACTGTTGATATAGAACGACGTAAGTTGATCGTTACTATCAATGAAAATGCATACAAGTATTCTGGATTAAAAGACTCTCAGCCAGGAGATATTCAGACTTGTCTTGTTGACCAATATTTTCCACTTGAGTTTGATCTTTTTCCTGCCCCCACTCCTATTATGGATTCACAGATAGCAGCTGTTTGTATGATGTATAAGCTGTTCACAATTATTGTTGCGATGGGATGTCTTGAAACTCATGGAGTTATATATTATCATTCTATACAACCTAATAATTCATCCTTATATCCGTTGAAATCTCAAATGCTTCAACGTCATTCTGTCGCTCAAAAAGTGTTTTTGAATTATTTGGTTGGTGATATTGTTGGACCAAATGTGTTTGATGTTGAAGTGACTCCTATGCCTAAAACTGTTACTTTTTTACCTATCTCTTATGATAATAAGATAGGTAGTTATTTTGTTTATCGTCTTTTGAAAAATTCTAACTATTTGGAAGGAACTCCGTTTGCAGATCTTACTTATCAAGAAGCTATTAAAGGTATTGTTGTTACTGCTAGTAATCCTTTTGGCCATCGTAAAGCATTGGAGAAAATAGTTCAGACAAAAAAATATGATGGTGTATAAACCTTATGCTTATAAACTAATTGATATTGCTGTTAGTTTGTTCGTTATTGATCACAAGCTTAATGAAATTCCTGTGTTGCAGTATTATGATGATTTTGCTACTAGAATGAAACATATGTCTATGGTTGATGTTGATACTTCTAAGTCTGCTGGTATCAATCCCTCATTTATGTTTCCCGAACCTGGGAAACCTGCAGTAATTGTTTCAACTGGGAAAAAAAGGAATATGTGGCTACAAACTCAACAACGGTTATTGTTTATGATAAAAGTTATTTCCTACCTTATATCATGTCTTCTTAAACAGAAAGACATTACTGAAATTACAAACAATGATATCGACAATATTGTTTGTGGTTGTGAGGTTCCATTATCTCAGTGTTGTTTGAAACTTGAACTTCGTGTTGACAACAAGGTGGATAAGGTTCGGATATTTTTTATTGTTTCTTTGTTGCAGCATCTTTTCACTATGGGAATTTTTAAACCTTTTCATGAACATGTGTGTAATTATCTTGATAACTTTATTTCATTCACATGGTATTATGGAAAATATCTTCAGTTCTATGAATACATGTTTGCTTCAGTTGGAGGGTATACTTATTATACCTTTGATGTTGGAAATAAGGATAATACTGCTAATGTTCCATTGTTGATTATTTATTTGACGCTTGCTATGGAATATTGTAAACCTCAACTTAAACGTCATGATGTAAATGCTTTATTTATTCGTATTGTTTTTGCATGGATTGTTAAACATACCACTACTCATACAGTTGAATGGTTTAGTGAGATTTGGAAACTTGTTGTCGGAACACTTTTTAGTGGTGATTATAATACATCTCACTTTAATACTGTATCCATGCAATTGATGTTTAGGGCTTGGAAAATACATTTGTTTCAGAAAGGACATATTACTATTGATATGCTGGATCCCATGACTTCTGCATTTCGATTGGCAGTTCAAGGCGATAA